AATCAGCGAGTCAGCTTGGGAAGAAATGACCTGCTTATTCGCACCTTCCTTAGCAATCGTTGCTGCATATCTGCTTTTGTTTATATCACCTTATGAAAACATCGGCTGGATGAGCAATAACTATGCAACCGTACTTTCAACGGGAATAATAGTTTATGTACTTGCATCCGTTAACTTTAAAAAACGCTTACTGACCAACACTTTGGTATATCTGGGAAAAATAAGCTATTCGTTCTACCTAATGCAAATACCGATTATTATGTTAATTATGAAATATGAAAAAGAATTAAGTGTGTTAAAGCACTGGGAAGCATGGTTTCTATTTTTCGCTGCAAACCTCTGTTTAGCGTCGCTAAGTTATCATTTTGTTGAGAATGGAAAATTCTTCTCATCTCTACTTAGGAAGAAAGGAGAGCAGAGTTAGAACTGCTCTCTCCCTCTTTAATTAAAGATAAATTTCCATTTCTGGTGGTGAGAATTTTTCACCATCGTAAGTCCACCCCGGCCCGGGACGAGGCTCAAATGTATCAATGCTTATAACATCACAATTATCAGATATCCATTCCTTACCATTTTCGCACTGTATGGTATTTATAACAATTCCATTCTCTATTACTGCATATATATTATTCATCAAGCATATTCCCATATAATTACGACGCCCGGTGCCCCATTCCCACCTTTTTTAGTTCCACTTGCGCCAAAATTGGCTGCGCCTGCCCCCCCTGCTCCGAACATTCCTGCTTCAACACTGAAGGCATTATTTGCAGTTGTCTGCCCTGGAGCTCCAGAGCCTAACGGCGAATCGCCACCAGAACCGCCAAGTGTCCCTTGCTGAGAGCCCGCAAAAGTAACCATTCCTCGCGCACCTACCCCTCCCGTAACAACAACAGAACCTGGTGGGTAAACCAAATTACCAGTAGAATTAGCAGCAGTGCCAGATATCTGGTTAGAAGTTGTCGCGGTACCGTTACCCCCTGAGGCACCACCTTTTACCGAAATAATTGAACCTACGATAGTAGCGCCGCCAGCGGTAGCAATAGAAAAACCGTCACTTCCCGTTCCTGCTGCGCCAATAGTAATAATGAAAGGTTGAACATCCAGGAGTGGGCTTTGTACATAGTCACCACTTGCACCACCGCCGCCAACTGACGATTGCCCGGATGTAGTTACCGGAGCACCACCTCCGCCACCACCGCCACCAGTTGCTTCAATAATTATCTTTCTTGTTCCTGCAGAAGGTGTGTATGTCTGCGAAGTAGTAAACACTCGCCTCGCAATCAATCTCCCCGAAATTCCTGTTTTAAGATTTTCAATAAAACCAGGCATATCTCCATCATCTAAAATATCCGCCCCTGTGCTATCGCAAAGATATTGTGCGAGACATGCCGAGATATAAGATGCCTGACGAATGGCTTTGTTAACTTGGGCGCTTGAAGCCGTCCCGGCGGTAAAACCAGACAGTAACGCCGGAAGCGCTTCCCATTCAGCCTGTGACATGACGTTAGCGTTAGGATCAAGCGCGAACGCTTTAAAGTTATTTGTTGCCATTAGAGTAAAGTCCCCCATGCTCCTACATCGAACCCGCCGATGTATTCGTTATCTAAATCAAAACCAAAGAATTTTGAGCCCTCGGACGGTGTTTCTACCGAAGGCGTTTCCACATCACCGGCCCATACGCCAGCTGCTTTAACGGTGAGATAGCCCTGTTTGATTGCGGCGATCAGTTCGAGAGACACATCAGAAATATCAGTCTCGGGAAAAACCCAGACTGAAATCGTCATGTCCTGGTTGTCGACGATTTGCATCTTCAGGCCGGAGCCTGCAGTCGCAGCGTCAAGGATGGGCGGCAGGGAGTCGTTGCGGCCGTCCCAGTTGTTGATAGCGATTTTTGCTTTAAGAATGATGCGGTAGGTGTCATCGCTCAGCGAGGTATAACCGGAATCCGGGTCATACGGCCCCTGCCACACGCCTTGGTCATATCCAAGCCCGTCGGTGTCCCAACTGAAATAAACACCCGTAATCGGCTGGCTGACTATGCGGCTACGTCCGATCCAGAGCCCGAGGGTATCAAGCTGGACGCCTACCGCTGTATCAATGTCAAACGCGCTTACCAGCCCCCGGGTGGCTGATGTGATGTCAATCAGCGGCCGGGTACTCAGGTCAATGTGATCAAAGTATTTAGGTCTGGTGGCGTGGTAGTTGGTGATTAAGTCTGTGTACTTGCTCATGACGTCACCGTTAGAACAATGTTTTCTGGCTTACAGGACGCTGATTCGTTGTAGGCGATATTGATATTAGCCGCCGCTACCGTTCCGGCAGATTTGCCTATCAGCAGCTCCTGAATGTCGTAATAGCGTGCACTGCCACCACTCACCACGCCGAGGTTCGCCGGGGAGTAAATGCGGCTCAGCAGAACAGAATCACCGATCGTCAGCCCGTTAATGTAATCCGCGACTGCCTGCTGAATCTGTACGCCGATTTGAGACGTATAGCCCGTAAAGGCTTTCAGGGTGATATGGCCGTAAATCGGAATATCAGTCGACCGCGAAAAGCTGATCACATGCGGGTTACCGTAGGTATCCGGCACCGTGACGGAAGTTGTCCCGTAGGTCGCCGTTCCCTGCCCTTTATTACCCCGGATAGTCTGGGCAATGTCGGTCACGTCCCCGCCGTCCACAATGGCCGAAATAGAATGTGGCGGCAGCCCGTTACTATCGATAGCGCCAGTATCATTCTCGTAGAGCTTGTGACGTGTCACGCCAGCAACGTTAGCAATCGCACCGTCAACGCCCTCAAACGGCGTGATAGAGGGTAGCGCGACGCTCTGCCCCTGCCTGATGCGCAGCTCTGCGTCGGTTTCTGCCGGCGCGCCTACGGTGGCCGCCGCCGGGTTGGTTACCGATGTCCAGCCTCGGGTCGGCGTGTTGATGGTAGTAATTGTCCCCGCCAGCGCTGCGACCGCGCCGCTGTTTGAGCAGGTGGCAGTGGCCGTCACCGTACCGTCAACGCCAATCACTACCGAGGCAGGAAGACGCCAGATCACGTTATTAGTGTCTTTCACGGTACCGTTCGTGATGGTTGTACCTGCGGTGCCGGTGAGCAGCAGATCCACGGTGGAGTTCGTCGCCCCTTTGCGCGCGATACCGTTAATTTTCACGTTAATGGTCAGCGCTGCGCCGTAACCCGTAGCAGGTGAGAAGCAGTTGTAAACAGTAATGGCCGTGTTATTGGCATCGTGAATAGCCAGCGCCACCAGCGCCACCATCTGGCCGTCTTTGCTGTCCGGCTCCAGATAAGCGTCACTGCCGTAAATCTGCTGGAAATAGCTTGTCAGGGTATCGAGTATCGTCTGGTAATCAGGCGCGCTGATCCCCTCAGCGGTTACCGTTGCCGATAAGCCGAGTGTGTCCAAATTGAGGGCCATTTATGCCTCGCTGGTTACTGTCGTTGTTCCGTAGATAGAGTCGATCTCAGCGAAGAACTGGACGCGGCGCGTCGTCGTGTTCACTGTCGTAATGAAAGAGAGAATGGATTTAACGCCCCGCGTTTCGAGAATGCGCTTACGGATCGCCAGGTTGTAGGTTTCCGGCTTCTGCTTACCGAGTACGGACTGAATCCACGGTGTCCCCTCTGTGGTGTCGAGAAACCACTGCCCATACCACAATTCGAATCGCGTTTTCACAGCCTGCGCGACGGCCTCCGGTGAGTTAATCAGCCAGGTATCATCGCCGTTGCCAAAAGTGTAATCGCCGTCGTCGTCCTCACGTCGGTATCGCATAATTACCCTCCCAGAGGTTTTGTATTGCTGCCGCCGCTTTCAACGCCGCCATGCGTATGCTTATCAACGATTGATCCATCCACCAGCTGCAGGCGGCCGTCAGGCAGAATTTTCAGGCCGTTGAGGTTGAAACCTCCCGGCGCGGTACCTGCTATCGCCCCACTTGAAGGATTAAGGCTCAGTTTGGTTCCGCCATCATCGCTACGCAACTCAACCGCGCTGGTACTGATACTGCTGATTTTCTGCGCCTGCGACTGCGGCCCGACGATACAGAACGCATCCGATAAATCATGCACCCGGTCGTCGACAGGCTCCTGTACCCCGCCGTTCTGCCACCAGAAATCGATGCAGCGATCGGCAAAAATCACCAGGCATTCATCGCCGGCTTTCACCGGGAAAGTTAACGTGCAGCCGCCGCCGCGCGGAAATATCACCGGCACATCCACCAGCAGCGGGTAATTTTTGGTAACGCGGTTGCCGTCGTTGTCAGTTTCTACCGAACGGATTGCAGGCTGCACAACCGCCGTCACCGCGCCAGGATCGAATGACTGAACGATGCCAGGCAAAGCGACGCGGATTTGGTGCTTTGTTGTGTCCCGCTCAGATTTGAATGTTTCGGCAAGGTCGCCGCTGCGGGTCTGGTCAGATACTGCCATTTGTTAGGCTCCAGAAAACAAAAAACCCGCCGTGTGGCGGGTTCTTGCTGAAAAAAAGATCACTTAAATTCCAGTGTTATTAAACTCACGGAGAACATCAGGAAATGCATCCAGGCAGACTTGAATCAGGTAAATCGCTGATAGAATTAAAGCATCATCCCTTTTCTTTTCAGGTTTAAAGTATTTACCACCATGGAATAAATTATTTCTGATGTAGGGAACTTGTTTCAACGCATTTTCAAAACTCACAGTTAAAGGAGCTGGTTTTTCCCAAGTCAAATCAGACTTTTGCCTTTTAACTGGGCTACTGCAAAGCATATCAATGGAAGTATCTAATTTAGCACTACCTGACGGGTAAGGAATATTATGCTTATCAACGAAATCGTCCCAATCAGCACCAACGAGATAGCCTCGGCGATCCGTCCTTTTAAACCCAAGGGTTTTTAAAGCATGCTCAAAGCGAGAGAAATAATGAAAAAACCTGATTACCAGTGAAGCATCGACACCACAAAGTAACTTTTCGAAGTCAGGCTCAATAAACTCATCAAGAGGATCTTTCTTCTTTTCTTCAGTCACTATCCTTCCACCTTTTTGCAAGGGAAAGAGCCGATGATTCTCGGCGCGTCCATGCTGTTCTGCAGCAATTGGACGTTCAGGAAACGCGTTTCGGTACCCGGACGGCGAATAAACTCGAAACCGTAATTGTTACCGTCTTTGGCTGGCATGAGACCCATGTCTGCTTTCATTCCATTACCGTTGCCGAGCGTTTTAATTTTCTGGGAGGTAACTGTCTCACCATTAATCCTGAACAGTGAATCAGGAATCAACTCTAATTTGTAGCCACCACACTGAAGCGTGATACCGCCCGGATTCGCAGCAAGCGCTAACCCCGGAAGGAAACAGAGTCCGATAACAATCCACTTTTTCACTATCCTACCTCCCGCTGTAAAGACGACGCCGAACGGAGATCCGCCGCGCCACGCGCTTCGCACATCATATCCATGTGCCACGCCTGACCCCTTGTGTCGCCAGTGTACATAATCCCGCGCACAATATAAACGCCATCAGTTGCGATGCTGGCAGGCTGCGCGGTGGTACCGCTGAGCGTGATATTTCCGTCCGTGTTCTGGTCGGTGATCTGCCCGCCGGCCATCGCGATATCGTTGTTCGACAGCGCGGTGCGGAATACCGAAGCCTGATCCAGCTGAATGAGCCCGTTAACCCGGATGTTCGGGTTAATCAGCGCGCGGACGTTTACGCCGTTGCCGATAGTCTGCTGAGGCATACCGATAAGCCCGGTGGCACTGTTGAGCACAATCGCGTCGTGAACATATTCGTTATTCGCCACCATCTGGCGCTGACCATCCACGAACTGCCATGTTGCGCCACATTGTCCGGCCACGTTATCCATAAGATGCCGTGTCATGCCGAACAACACCCTGCCCCGGGGGAAAACGGTAGCAGGCATTTCAGGCGTCAGACCTTCGGTCGCGCCTTTGGCCTCGAAGTCTTTCATCAGCGCGCGGTTCACGTCTGCGACCGTATAACCGGCTGCGAGGGTCTGCGAGGTTATGCTAGTGGCAAAAGCCAAATCCGTATCGGCTGCCTGAATCAGGACGTAGGAATCAATGGGGCTGTCTTTTCCTGTGACCGAGTAGCGAATTTCGCCGCTGAAAATAAGCCCGTAGTTGCGGCCGTCACTCTGGCCCACGTCCGCCGCGTCGACTTCCCGCACGGTCCCGACGTCGCTGGCCGATACCTCCGGTGCGATACCATCGTAACCGGCAATCAGCCGCACTTTCGAAAACTCCTGCCCGGTGATGCGGTTCACCGTATCTGCCGAGAGGTTGTAGATTTTGAATGTTCCCACCCGTGACGCGCTGCTGATGTTGAACCAGTCGATCGTAAAGGTCACTTTAAAATCGCTGAGCTCGATACCCTGCCTGTTCTCGTCCACGAGCTGCAGCTCGAAATGTCTCATCCAGTTCTGTGACATGCTTACTCCGTTGATACCAGTAAATGACTACGGCCACCCAGGTCGGTTTTCGTCGGATAATCCTGTGTGCTGTCGTCACAGACCACCACCAGCTTAAAGCCGAGCCCCATATAGCCGTACTGCGCCAGCAGGTCAGCCCCCGTTACGAGAGGAATACCGGAGATTACCGGCTCCCCTCTGTCGTTCTGCAGGTCCAAAATCCAGTACAGATCGCGCCAGGTGATGCTAATCCGCCAGGTGGTACCAGCCAGGATGATGCTGAATTGCTGGTTATCCGCTGTTAGCGGGATTTCCTGAATTGCCATTAGCCGAGCCCCAGTATTGACGCCGCGTTACCCGTGATGTTTTTCAGCAACGAGGTATTTGGCGGCTTTGTGGTTTTGTTGCCGGTATTCAATACCGCCGACGTGCTGGCCCCGTCCTTCATGGTGGTTTTATCCGCGACGGTGATTTGCTGCGTCTGCGAGATAAGAACCTCCCTCAGGGTGAGGACGGCAGACAGGACGTTTTCGGTTGTCTTGTCTGTCGTCACTTCCAGCGCGCGGATTAGCATGTTGCTGTACAGCCGTTTGCCGGTTACCACATCGAAAGGGATACGGCTCGCCTGCAGGTCGAGTATCTCCTGATACGTCTGCTGGGGGCTCAGACCGAGCAGGCTGGTGGCCGTCAGATTACTGGCAAAATCCAGCAGCGATCCGCCACCAGCGAAACCGACCTCCATCACCACTTCAGACGGTTTTTTGTAGGCATGGTCGGCGATGGCGGCCCCAACCTCGACAGGGTGCTCGGTTATCTCCAGCGTGTCGGTGTGCTTCTCAGAAACAACCACGCTGGGGACTATCATCCCTATTTTTCGGGTCTGCTGTTGAAAGAGAGTTGAGAGAATATCCATTAGCCCACCTTCGTTTGATTGCCGCGCATAACCTGTGCGTTTGCCGACTGCTGCCGGCGCTCGACCTCGGTACCAACAGAACGCGGATCACCACCACCGTAAATGTGATAGGTGTTCTGCTGCTGTACCTGCGTTCCCTTCCCGGGCATGTTACTCAACACCTTAGGAATGTAGTTGCGGGTTTCCTGCGGCATCAGGGCCATTCCGTGCTTCTGCACGTTCCCGATCCCCCAGTTGTATGAGGCCAGCGCCTTGCTCAGGTCACCGCCATTTGCCTTCAGCAATTGTGAGAGATATTTAGCGGCTGCCTGCGCGGCCTTTTCAGGGTTGAATACGTCGTTCCCGCGCAGGCCCATATCACGCGCGGTGCCGTCCATAAACTGAAACAGCCCTTTAGCGCCAGCACCTGAAACAGCGAACTGATTTCCGCCCGATTCCGTGATGGCCACACTGCGCAGCAAACCTTCCGGAAGCCGGTATAGCTGTTCCAGGCTGGTGAGCATCGGTTGCATCCATCCCAGCAACTCAGAGCCTGCTTTTGATGGCTGCGGCTGCTTTACGCCTGCAAGAGGTAAGCCACTCGCATCTGTGGGGGTGAATGCTGCCGCCTCTGCAGTCGGGAACATTCCATCAGCAATTTGCTTAATACCCTCTGCAATTTTGCCGAGCACTCCGGTACTACGGCCGTGATATTCAGCAGCCTCTTTACGTGATTTTTCCTGCGTGCCGTTCAGTTCATCAATCTGGGGGTCGCGCTGGTCGTCATGAATCCCGCGCCCCTCTCCAGCCTCGCTACCAAACAGCCAGCCTTTGACGGTTTTACCGACATTGCGCGGATCAAATCCCAGCTTGTCGTTCAACCATTCCGCCGTCTGGTTAGCGCTGTCCGTCACTTCTGGCATTGCAGACGGTTTATCACTCCCCTGATTCAGAAGCTGCTTACCAACACTGGCCGCATCGGCCCAGCGACCGTCTTTAATGGCGTTCAACAGGTCGGCGATCATATTCAGCATCCTGCTGAACTCGCCCATCTGGTCGATGAAGTTGCTGAAATCCCACTTCAGGGACCATGATTTGGGGTCAATGTTGAGCAGTTTCGCCAGCGCTTTCGCCAGATCGTTAACGGTCCCCTGCAGGTCATGGACCATTTTTAGCGCGGCGTCGACTTCCGGTTTCCACTTGCCCCAGTCAATCAGGCTCTGGCCGCCTTCCTTCCAGGTTTTATAATCCTCCCAAAGGAGGGCAATTCCCGCCGCCAGCGCGGTAATAAGGCCGACAGGTGACATCCAGAACGTGCTGTTCAGAATGCGCAGCGCAATCGTCAGCCCGCCAAACAGCGAGATCAGTTCCCGCGTTTGCTTGTCGAGTGATTTCCACCAGGTAATAAGGTCTGATGTCCCCTCAATAAGCCTGAAGAACAGCCGCCCGATATTGTCCCCGAGCGCCAGAATGCCTTTTATGGCTTTAGTCAGGGTCTGCTCGATACGCGGGAAGTTATCCAGGATATGACGGCGCAGCGTGTCCAGCGAACCCGCCAGGCCACCAGCAAGATTAGAGCCGATTTTGTCACGGGCCATACCTGCCATCGCGCCGAACTCGCGCAGGGAGGTCATGAATTTGTTGGAGCTTCTGGCCGCCTCGTCAGCATTGAAGCCGATAGCCTTCGCCATTGCACTGTACTGCCCGGAGAAACCGCCGACACCTCGGCGCATCGCCATGAGGGTATTTTCGTCAATGCCCAGCATCTGCGCATACTGGTTAGCACGGTAGTACGGCATGCTGCTGAGCTTCTGTCCGACACCCGTAAAGATAGCGGCCATGTCGCGCATGTTACCGCTGGCATCACGGGTCTGTACGCCCAGGCGATTCAGGAAGCCTTCCGCACCGGGATTGTTACGCACAAACCGGGAGAGGCTTTCCAGAGAGGAGCGCGCCGCGTCCACGCTGCCGCCAACCTGCGAAACCGCATAGCCAATAGACTGAATCCCCTGAACCGTCGCGCCGGTGCGCTGTGACGCCCAGTAGAGATTATCCAGACCGGAGGCGATCTTAGCCGTAAAGGCCACTACGGTAAGCGCGGCACCTTCGACGGCCAGCCCCATTTTGATGGCGTTTGCGGTCGTGCCGGCAAGGACTGAATCGAACTTTTCCGCGCCTGCTTCGTCGATATCAAAACCGAGCGAGACGAGGAAATCTTTAATAGTCTCAGCGTTCATTATCCTCTCTCCATTTCTCTATACGGCGCTGGTTGTCAGCCTTAACGGCCAGGTGGTCATTCATCAGCGCGATATCGCACAGATCGACAGATCCATCCTTCAGCGCGTAATAAGGGATTAACCCGGCGTCAACCGGGTCAAGGAGATAAGACAGCCCGTCAGGCAGGCTGTTGAGGGTTAGCCCTGAGGCTGGTCCGCCGTCGCGCTGGTAGGGCTCACGGGCAAAAAATTTCCCAGCGAGTCGGCGACCACCCGCGCCACCAGCTGCAGCATGGTTAGCAGGTCAATATCATCGAACATCAGCTGGCCGCTGTTAAATACCGGCGTCCATCCGTCCATGTGCTTGCGTGACACTACGGCCAGGCACGGATGAATAATCGCGTTGGTGTCTTCTTCGGTCAGAGAAGACAGTTCCTCAGCGATACGCGGGAGCAGGGTTTCAAACACCGGTTTCAGCTGATCGAATTTCACGGTGTCGATTTTGCCATCTGCAGGCAGAAGGGAGCGAATGCTCCCGAAATCTGACATCATGCCTGCCAGAACCGGCAGGAGTTTGCGGGTCACTTTCAGCTGGTCAAAAACGCTGAGTTTTGCCACGCGATAATCGTGGCCTTTGATTGAACATTCCATCTGTTAAAACTCTCCGAGTACCTGGTCGATTTTGCCGCAGTCAAACACCCAGGGCATCGTATTACCGGCTTTAGCGTTGGCGTTATCCGGCTGTTTCTGGAACGCCACGCTGCGCGCCGTGATGATGTCACCGCTCACCTTGTTTCGGATCACAATGACGTTGTTCCCCCAGGTGCCTGAGGACTGACTCTGGGCGTTGTACGCCAGCGACAGCTTTTTGTTCGTCGGTGAGGTTTTCAGCAGGTTAATGGTCACCGTGCCGCTTTTATCCACGTGCAGGCTGTGCATCACTTCGCCGTCAGCACCGATGGTCATGGTGTTTTTTGGGCCGCCCATTGCAACGGTGATCCCCTCCTCTGAACTGGCGGAACCATAGCCCAGATCAATCTCACCGGTCGGGCCGGAAAGGGACGCCGTGACGTCCATAAAAGAATACGTAGCCATTCATGTTCTCCTTAGCGAACGACGTTGATCTGAACATCAGCGAAATGAACCGCACCCGCCAGCTTACAGGCCACCTGAATAACCGGCGCCTTACGTGCTTCACGGTCTGCCTGCGCCTGCTCGGAAATCGGCTGCGCGTAGACGTAATAGCCTTTTGTCAGCGTATCGCCGGAATCCAGCTGCCCGATAGGGCCACCGTTCCAGACACCAGCCGCCACCAGCCCGTTCGTTACCGACTGATCCATTGATTTCTCAACGTTGGAAAGAAGGCGCGTCACACCCGCATCAGTCTGTGGGACTTTGGTTGTGCTGGTGTAGAGCAGGTTATACAGGTTGGTCTGAACGTAGTTCTGCAGCCAGTCGAGCCCGTGGCGCTCATCGAAGAAATCGCCGCTGGACATGACGCCCTGCTGCAGGATTGCCGTATCGTTCTCGTAATACACGTAGACATTACAGTTTTTGGCATCCAGCGCCGCCGCCTGATTGGTGGTCAGGGTTTCATACGTGATCCCCGGCTCCTGCTTGAATTTCAGGGTAATGGTGGTATTGCTGCCGTTAAAATTCACCGTAAACGCGCGGCCAAACGCAGACAGCGCGGCGTACTTGCTGCTGGTGGAATACTGCACGAAGGTGCGGCTATATTTTGCCGTCTTCAGCTTATAGGCCAGATCGGTTGTGGAGGTCGTGTTAACCGCTTCCGGGTCCTGAGTGGTAATCGCCAGAATACGACTGAGGCTGGAAGCCTCGATGGCGGCAGCCACGCTCAGCCAGTCGGCATCGTCGATGTCTTCATCGTCTGCCACGGCCAGACCGTACCAGCTCGTGTAATTCAGTACGGCGTTCACGGCCTGCAGCAGCGTTTCCGCCGAACCGCTTTCAGCCGATGCCAGCGTTTTCGCCCAGCGGCCGACATAGACCTGCTGAGGCTTCGGTAATTGCGAGAAATACACGGTAGCAGCTTCATATTCCGGGCTATCCACGCCGAAATCAGAGCCGATATCCTCTACAGAAGAATAAAGGCGAAGGCGCTCAGTGACCGGGATAACCGTTGAGCTCCCGAGGATGAGCAGCGAACCAAAGTTTCGACCAGTAGCCGCACGCGGCCCAATGATCACGTCGACGTTAACGACGTTCGATACAGGTAATCCCTGCGGCATAATTTAGTCTCCGAAAAATGAGACGGGCGCATCTTGTAGCGTCCGGACGTTGTAGGTACGAATATTTTTGCGGGAAAGCGTAATGGTGAGGTCATATCGCCTCACCCACTGGTTATTAATGAGTTCTGGCAGGTTGTAGATTGTCCCGGCATCCACCAGCGAAAGCCCAGAGCGGTTCAGTTCGGCGTTGTTCTGCTCGACGAATATCCCCGCGCGGAAAGTTGATGCAGTGTTGGCGCCCAGAGGGCCGTAAAAGCAGCAAATCACCGTGACCTGTTCCCATGTCCATTGCTCGGACTGTTCTTCCGAAACCTGAACATCGGACTGGCTTAACGGCTGGGGAACGGTAGTGATACCGAAGCCGCACCACGTTACCCCGTTGTTGGGGATCTGCGGCTGCGGATCAGTCCATCGGGGGAAAACAAGCGTTGCCGGCAAGCCAGAAACACCTCGTATCCAGCGGCTGATTTCGCGCTCCAGCGCCTCGTCATAGTTCGGGGTTACCCCGACAGGCGTAAGATAACCGCGCGCGGTGCTGTCGTTACTCAACTGGCGTCCCTCCATTAAAGTCCACCAGCTCACAATGTGCCTGGACGAATCCGGCACCGTAACGGGTGTACGGGTCAACGAACGTCACGCGGTAGTCGCGGCCGCTGTAGGTGACGATATCGGCATCCAGACGCGGGGAGCTGTCTGAACCGGGCTGGCCCTGGGTTAATCTGAACTGCGTCACGATGAGGATCGCGCCGCTGATGTTCTGGCCTGCCTCCATTCGCCTGGCTTCCAGAGAACGGTCAACCGTCACCACGCCAGAGAACGGGATATCCTGAGCGGTGTTTTTTGTGAAATTGTCCTCATCCACCGTCTGAACCTGACGGTGACACACCAGGCTGGTGTCCATGAAGTCGGGATCAAGAAGAACATCGCTCACATCGAGAAGAGGCATTATTCTTTCCTCACGACGTAGTTAATTGAGCGCAGCAGGTATCCGTGGGCATACAGCGGCTTGTCGCCGGGAATGCCTTCGGCCCTTCTGCGTTCGAGGGTTTTCTCAGAAAGCGGGTGCAGCCGGTCGCCAGCACCGATAACGGCTTTTGCAGCGTCACGGGCAATATGTCCGGCGCTTTCCAGCTCACGCATTGCTGATTCAGTCTGCCCCTCCAGCGCGGCGGTTGCCGCTGCCTTGAGGTGTGCAGTGGTTCTGGGTTTTGAATCCTCGATCCCCATATCCAGAAAAGGACGCGGGGGGAGCGTGACCGTTGTACCGTCGATTTCCACCGTTGCGCCCGTCGAGTGGAGATAACCCAGTTCCGCGTTATTAATCGGGGAGCCATCCTCACGCCCTGCCTTGTCCTCAGGTATTCCTACCAGCACATCCATTCCGGATAGCTGGCGGAGGGATTCCAGAACAGCCACGGCGTTATCAGAGCGAATCGTTAACCCGCTTTTCATAACAGCTGCCTGCCACCAGCGCCGAACATGGACCACCACCAGTAGAACTCACGCCCGTAGGCGGTGCTGTTCCAGAAACCGGCATCCGGATTGATTACCCCGGACACGTCATAGCTCACTGAAACCTTATCCACTGATTTAGAGGACACAACACCTGCCGCGCCGTTGCTGTTCACACCACCAGCGGCAGCGGCGGCCAGCGTGCGACCGCGCAACTCCGTATAGTGAGCCGTGAATAGTTCGGCCAGGTAGACGAACTGATCGCCCTGTACGTCCTGATTCAGAAGCGAATCGGCCTGCCCCAGGTAGAAATTCACTGAGGGGTCAGGGTAGCGGGTTTTATCGGCGAACTCGGGAAAGTCGGTGCGGAACTGCTCGTTAGTCGGAAGCCTGCTGTTTTTTGGCATTTTTCGCGTCCCCGCCGGTGTTATCGGTTTTGTCCGCGCTGTCGGCAGGTTTACCGCCTGCTGGTGCCTGAGCGGCTGCCAGCTGCGCTTTCAGGGCTGTGTTTTCATTCCCCAGCGTGGTAATGGTTTTTTCATGCTCAGCCAGCTGCGCTTTGAGGGTGTTATTTTCTTCTGCCAGGAGAACAAGGCTCGCGGAAAGGTCTTCATTGCTCTGCTCGTTCGCCAGGTCGGCTTCGTCAATCGGGCGCGCATAGGCTTTAAAGGCCCAGTGGTCCTTAACTTCTTTCGGGAAAGAAGAACTGTCGTGGATGCCCTGAGACAGCTCAAATTTAGAACCGTCGGCAAAGCTGAGAGTCGCGCCACCGGAAACAACGTATTTCATGTTTTTGCTCCATAAAAAAAGGCGGGTTTCCCCGCCTGTTTCAGGTTAAGACGCCGGAACGTCCAGGTAAGAGATCGTATTGGAATAAGGGGTTTCCACCTGGCCCAGCTTGCCGTAGTAAGTGGTCAACTGCTGCAGGCCGCGATACTCCAGCGGCGTGTTCAGCAGAGGAACCATTGGGAAGCGAACGTATTTTTCGTCCTGGGTGTAAGCAACGATACGATGCGCGCCACCAGCGCCACGCTTGGAGGCCCACTTTATGGAGACGATCTCCAGTGGTGTGCCGTTTTCCTGAAACGCGATGGTGTTAATCTTCACGTATTCCAGCACGGAGATATTCCCTGCAGAGGAAACCTTTTTGCTCGCCAGCAGGCCGAACAGCTCCGGAGCCAGGCCGATTTTCGCCGGGCAGACCGCATAACCAGAACGAACCCAGCCATCAGACAGTACCAGGTTGATATCCTGAACAATCACATCCGGATCGGTGGTTGCGGTCCACGCTGCAGCGGCAGCAACAGGAGTAACATCCGGCAGGTTCAGCAGACCAGCAACGCCGAGCTCGCTATCACCGATATAAACCTGTTCGTCGGTGTCCATGTTCCATTTCAGCTTCATGCCTTCGTATTTCTGGACATCAACCGGGCGTCCCACTTTCTGGGCAGAAATCAGTTCCGGCACCGTCCAGCTGATTTCCTGTCCCCAAAGGGTGAGATTGTTACGGGTAGGCTGAATGTCGAGTTCGATACCAGGTATGGCGGTGGCCTTTTTACCGATCCAGTTTTTACCGTTAGGGTTGGGACCTCCAACACCGACGAAATTGGTATTCGTGAAGGATGACACTTCATCAGCGATAGAAACGTCGCTGCGCAGCGGCATGTCGCGTGACCATTTGTAAGAAAACAGAGGCATGTTCAGCGTCTGATCCATGCGCTCCAGTTCGCCGATGAGAAACGCGCCAGTGGAGTCGATGGTCGCTCTGTCAAAAGTAAACATTAATTATTCCCTCAGATGTTATACGCGATTTCAATACGGCCGTCGGCTTCACCCGGCCCCATGACCTCTGCATTTGGCAGCTGAGGTGTATTTGATGCGGTGGAGTCCGGAGACAGCACAAAGGAACCAACCGGACTTTGGGTGGAGCCACCAGCGACGCGAACGTAAACCGGATCGCCTTTCTTCGCGGTCGTCGCGTTGCCGGCAGTCGCCATCACGCAGATATAACCGCGTTTAAGGTTGTCGCCGACCTGATTAGCGGTCACACCGATGTAAGCCAGATCAAGAGCGGAGGTAATCGGGAACGGACGAACCAGAATCCCTTTCACTTTGCTGATGGTGTCGCCGGACTCCAGCGGAACGAATTTATCGTTCACATATTTACCTAGCAGCCCGTAGGACGCAAACAGGTTCGAATGGTCCAGGTTTACCGGCTCGATGGTGAGATCACGAGGACGGGTAACGCCCCCGGCAATGCCTAGGGGCATGCGCGTTAAATATGCAGTACCTGCCATGATGATTTACCTTATTTATTTTTTGCCCAGAATTCGGCGTTGACCTTGTTCAGTTCTGCCGGGGAAAGGTGTTTAGTGCTGATCGCGCTGTCCGTGGTACGTGAAAAGTTGTTCAACGGGATCAGCTGATTTTTTGCCTTATGCAGCGCCACGGCGGCAGTAAACACCGCGTCGACCGTAGCCTTAGGCGCTTTGTAGAAATCATCCACTCCGAACGATTTCAGGCTGTCACCGGTGCGCATTGCATGACTCAGCACCTGACGTTTCAGGCTCTTATCGCCAGCAGGCTGGAAACCAGGGCAGATAATTTCCGCATCGGCGATCAGGTTGCGCTTAAAGGCTGCATCACCCGTCACTTTGCGGTTTTCTTCTTCATCTTCGTCGGTGGTCATGTTGCCCGGGTCCGGATCGCCGTCGGTGGTTTTACCCTCCAGCTTTTCCAGACGAGCCAGCAGCGCTTTCGCCCACTCCGGAATTTCTTCATCGCCGGTGCCGGTTTTGTCTTTGTTCGGATCGTCTTCGTCCGTAGTGGTGCGATTTCCTTCAGGTAAGGCGGTGGCCTGTGAAGGAATGTTGATAGTGATAGAGGAACCGGGGATTGAAGGCATGCCATCAGACGGCATATCCGGCGCTTCGTCGATGAGTTTTGCCAGCGCATCCTCATCTTTCGTCTTAATGGCCTGAGCCAGTTTTTTAAGCCATGACATTACAGGCTTCTCCTTTGTTGTTGATGGGATGGAATCCCCGATTGCACAGCGGCCACCAGCACGCCCCCGGTCGATGCCGACAGCGAGGTGGTTACCTGTGATTTGGTATTGCTTGCCCTTCCCGGGTGCCAGCTGCTTGTACTGCGCGTCATAGCCACAGCTGACATCGGTCAGGCCAGAATTCACCGCGTCGATTGCTTCCTGCCGTTTAATCAGCACGTCAGCAATGAGCAGATCCGATTTATCGCCGGTGCCGCGCCGGACGTTCTGAATGTGTCCGTGCGCCAGCTCCGCGAAGTTAGAAGGGCTAACGAAAACGATGTTGCCCTGACTGTCCTCTGGATGCCCCAGCGTGACGGCTACGCCCTCAAAGCTCGCCATCGTCTCCGGGGAAAACACCTCGTCTTCTGTTCGCCAGACTGTCACCGTGCCGGTGCCGTCCGGTTCGAGGTCGATTTCCTCAGGTAAATAGACCTGCGTCCCTGTACGTGCGATCGGCACGTCTTTACACAGCAGCGAGCCGTCCGCCTGCAGATAGCGCGTTTCGCCCAGGCGTGTAGTGAAGAAATATTTCATGGGTTACCTGCTCGATTACGGGCAACAAAAAGGCCGCCCAGAGGCGACCTTGTGAGATGGGAAAAATGTTCGAATTATCGGGCTATTTAACATAAGGGTTCTTACCCGCACCGACGAAAATGGACTCGATTAAAATGTCCCCTTAAAGCCGTAAAAGTAGCGATTGACTGGGCTGAAAATCGGCCTTTTCGAATACAACATTTTCATAACATTTCGCGGGTATTGCAGTTCGCATGAAATGAATGCTCAAAGCCGTATTTTTCACTTTCTCGGTGCTGGAATCTGTACTTCAGGCCAGCATTTGCAGTTCGGCAAACATCCGGCGTGTCCGGTCATACCGTCCAGCGTCGGCGGGTTATCCCAGCGCACAAATTTATCTTTCATCTTGCGGTGAGAATCCCGCGTTCCGGCCCCCTCAATACGCCACCAGTAGCCCTCTGAGCCAACCGAAAGGGCTCTGGCCTGCGTCAGCGCGCCGGTAGCTCGTCCAATCTCTGTACGGGCAATCAGCTGCGCCCTGCTGGCGGCCACGTCACCGGAGGCCATGATCATCTCGTAGAGCTCGTCCGGACGTTCGCCAGTGATAACCGCCTGCATTGCGCGCTGTTGTATGTCCATCACGCGATCGGCTGCTTCCAGCGGCAGGGACTTCATCAGCTGAATCTGGCGATACACGATATCCTGCGCCACCTGACCGACGGGGGTATTATCCACCACATCGCGCAGGCCAGCGCCGATTTCCTCTGATACCGATTTCCACAGGTTCCATTCCTCCTGCTCGACCTGGGCAAACATCCTTCGCCCGACCTGCTCTGCCCAGTCGCTGATTACCTCGGAATAGTCCACCAGTGTTTTCGAAATGCTGTCAGCGCTGGCCTGTGAACCATCGTAGGTACCATCGACGATCTGACCTATCTGGTTTGCTATCGCCAACAGGCTTTTTCGATACTGAATCTCCGAACGGCGGCGGAGGGATGGTTTCAGGTTCATCCTCCTCCCACTGGGCCTTCGCATCTTCTATGTCCTCGTCAGTGATAGAACCACCGATCCCAATCACATCAGAAATGTTCCTGAGATCGTTAAGCGCGGCTGCCGGAGGCATTCCGAGGTCACGAACGGCGGTACCGAGTGCAGTAACCACATTGTTCGCCATCGTTGCGCGGTCCACGTCTGACATCTCCCAGAGCTTGTTAAACTCGAAAGTAAAATCGTCAGGTAGTGGTTCACCGAACAGAGAACGCCAGGAGATATCGAGCAGCCAGCGGATATGGCGGCGTAAGCGTCTCTCCTGCAGCGAGTTAACCCGGCTGTAGTAGTTTTCCAGATCGCCGTCGCCGGTGTTGAAACCTGCAGGGGACTGCCCGAACAAACGGACGAGAGGAATTCCCGTCGCGCCGGAAACCTGCTCAGCAAAGCGCAGAAGGACATCAGCTATACCCGCAAACGTATAGCTGTGGGTTTCGAACTTATCCTTACCATCCATGATGGTCATGCCTTCGATGGTCTGGAACTGACGTATCATGTCCAGGTGCTTCATCAGCGCCTTTTCAAGGTCGCCTCCGGTAGCAAGAATCTTGCGCAGGTCTTCAATGCTGTAGGTCCGCAGATGCGCTTTGTGGATCAGCTGTGTGGTGCCGACGGTCGCAGTATCAAACGCCTCGATACGCTCGAAAATACGCTCCACGACAGACATCCCCCAGCCGTTTTCCGTCTGGGCCTGCTGGAAAGGAAGCGTATCGCCCTCCATGCGGATAACTCGGCTATGGTGGATCTTCCAGGGGGGAATCCCCTGCTGGTTCGTGATTACCTTGTAATATTTCGGTTTCCCAAAATCGGGACCGTAATCGGTAACGAGATCATAATAACTCGGGTTAACCATCCAGCGGTCAAGGCTCATCACGCCCTTAAACTGCCCCTCTTTGATGCGATCCAGTTTCAGTGGGGAGGACATATCCTGCCCTTCAAGCAGGACCACCAGCACCGCGCCACCGTACAATCGGGACCATTTGAGGTTATCGTTAAGCCCATCCCATATAGCGAGCTCATCCCAGAAGGTTTCGAGCTTGCCCTTTTGGCCGGGTTTCAGCTTTGAGCTGATGTTAATGCCCTTGCGGGTCATATCATCGGCCATAGCATCCACACCGGCACCCACGAGGAACGATGAACGATACGCAAACTCCAGCATCACCCTGTTACGGCTGATGTACCCGGGCATGTACATTCCGCCCGTCTGTATGTTTCTGGTGTCGCTGCCAAGTTTGGCCGTGAAATTGTTGTACCCGTCAGCTGTCGCAACGGGCTTTTGTGCGCCGTTCTGGCGTTTCTTACGGGACATGTCACGCTCCGGCCAGTTTGGCCCAATTATCAAGAGAGGAATCCATCGGCGCGTAGTTAATCATTACGGCGTCTGCAAGGTTCGGCGATTTTGTTCCTTCCGGCTGTTTATCCACGAGGATTTTACCGACGGCATTTTTCGACCACGTAGGCTGTGAAAGCTCCATCAGCAGGCGGTCAATATTTTCTATCTCGCTGCTTATCGAAATGATTTCGTCGGGGTTATAGTCCATCCCGTTTAACGCGCGGAAGGTGTTACGAAACAGCTTGCGGAGATGCCACCAGCTCTGTGCTTTCGCGTTCGCGAAGAAGTCTTTATTCAGGCGCGCCGCTTTACCGTTATCACCAGGAACGGCTTCATCTTCTGGATCGAATACGCTACCGCTACCACGGAAAGGCGTAGCTGTGATTGTTCCCCGGCCTTCAGCCTGCCTGAGTTCGTTTATCACGCGAGCATCGCCACGTGCACCCGCGCCCAGACCGTCCTCATCGAAACGGAACTCATCCAGACCGTAATCGTCACAGTACCCAAACGATTTAACGACAGAAGCGTAAATGTCGCTGCCAATGCCAGACCATTCGTGAACGTTCTGCAGAAGGAAACCATAGCGGCAAGAAAAGCCGTTTTTGTCTTTCCCTTCGTCTGCGATATCCATTGCGCCGAGGCGCTGGCCGCTGGGCTGAATACCCAGTTTGATATGCGCGTCGACGGCAGCCTGCACCCATTCAGAAGGAATGAGAATCCCCTCTGTGGATGCGCTGTAGTTCAGGTCCAGTTCCTGAGCAACGATAATCGGATCATCAATTTTCAGACATTCGTTGCGGTACCACTCATCATCCTTGCGCGGGTCGCTGCGCCAGTGGAACGTAAACACCGGGATATTTCCGCTGTGGCGCTTACGGGCAAACGGATTATTCATGCCGTTGACGGATGAGAGGTCTATACGGCAGCGGGTCGTCTGAGAGAGCGCAGCATCGATGAGTAATGGCCGTTTGAGAAATGCCGACTCATCCACGAAATAAAGCGTGGTACGGTCACCACGGCCAATGTTATCACCAGCCTCTCCCTTAATGACCGCGCCCGTTTCCGGGAACTCCACGCGCATGTAAGGGGCATGTTTTTTGTCACTCCATGAACCGCGAAACTCTACCGGCAGCAGCTCGACAAACTTACGCGCTTTCCAGAAAAGTGCTTTCGGGTCGCCGGTACTGTCGACATATTCCTCTTTACGGGAACCGAACCCGATCACCATTTCTTTGTTGAACAGGCAAAGCGAACAGGCCAGACCGATAGAGGTCCAGCTCAGCCCCATTTCGCGGCTTTTTTCTGTCAGTCCATGCTCAAGACTGGCGCGCCTGTCCATGATCCATTTAATCCATTCCTCCTGGCGGGGGAACAACAAAAACGGGATGGTCGCAGGCAGGCCATAATCGAGGTTACGCGGGTCCGTCGTCATGCCCCAGTCGATTATGAACTGGGCCGGATTAGTGCGGTAAAACTCACGGAGCGCCGGAAGCATTTCAGGCGCTTTCCTGATCCGCTCCAGCCTCTCCATTCTCCACTCAAACACGGCGGTATAGTCCGGTTTGCGGAAGTCAAAGGGGAACGGCAACGGCATAATTTTGATCCGGTAGTGATTTTTATTTCTTCAATACTTCCATACTGATTTAGCCGTCGACCGACGGTTCAACAGGAAATATGAAATGGGATATTTTGAACTCAAGAAAAGCGGTAACACTTTGCTTAGCCAGAAATACTTCTTTGTTCTCAAAGCGGCTAATGGCGAAACTATCGCTCAGAGTGAAATGTACTCAAGCAAACAAGCTGCATTAAACGGGATTCAGTCAGTCAAGACCAACGCCCCAACGGCCCCAGTTCGCGATAACTCTGGTTTTTAAGCTCGTTTTTTCCTCAGGGGCTGGCAGGCCCCTTTTACAAGATAATTTCATCAAAAACGGCCCGATTTAACATAATGGTCGTTACCCGCACTGGCACTGTAATGGCTCAATAGTAATGTCCGCCTGTGGCTCAATTCAGATGTCCGCGCTAT